AAGCCGTATCAGCTGGCATGGCATACGATGGCAGAAACCAGGGCGATGACGGCGACATCGATCGCATACTGAAAACCATCTGAGACAAGGCCGGAGAAATCCGGCTTTTTTTTACGGGTCCTTTCCGGCATATGGACCCGTTACGGGGCGGCGACCTCGCGGGTTTTCGCTATTTATGACGTTTTTCCGTGAAGGTGACACCACCACCACTTGATTAATATTTAACCATGCGGTTAAGGTAACATTATGATTGATAAAGCTTGTTTTGTAAGTCAGCAGGAAATAGCTGAACATTTCAAGGTTAACAGAACCACTATTCGCGCATGGACCAAACAGGGGATGCCGTATCTTAATGCGGATCGCGGAAAGTCTGGCGGTTATCACATCGGGCATACATTGCTTTGGTCTTCAGGTAAAAGCCGTCTTGAGGCCATCAGATATCACGTAGAAACCAGTGCGCTGGAAAAAATTATGTTTGCCAGGCTGCTTTCATCTGAGCGTGACGAGTACTCCAGTGAAGAAACAGAACATCGATTTGATGAAGGTTTGCAGATTTACGGCTATTCACCGGAAGATGTGAGCAAGGCACGAAATAAAATGGCTGGCTTTCTGGCTGGGTGGCGTCATGCCGTAAGCGTTCGCCGTGCCAGCATGGAACAATCAGTCGTTACAGAACAGCAAAGTTAAAAATCACTTTCTGTTACGCCATCAAATACGCAATACAACAACCACGTATTTTTTTAAAACTATTTGATTCAATTAGCATTTTTTTATTTTTAGCATCAAAAAAACACTATCAGGTTGTTGTATTGCTCTTTATTTTTACTTAGTTATCAAATGGATATGACAAACAATTAAACAACAACCTCCCTCTAAAAAAGCTCATAAATAGCGAAAAACCGCGAGGTCGCCGCCCCGTAACGGGCCATAATTCCAGGAAGGACCCGACGACACCAGACTATCAGAGCGATGGGGGCACAATGACAGAAGCCGAACTACTGGGATTAATCCGCCGCGTTACCGGAATCAGCCAGCAGCATGACGAACAGGCCACACAGCCGGACAGCGTGACCGCTGAAAATTATGTGCGTGTTGTTGCTGAGGTGATGCGCCGTGATGGTATCCAGCTTAATGATGTTGATATGCGCGACATACGGATCCGCGTTCTGGAAATGCTGGCCTACAATCGCCGCGTTGAACTGTATCGGGAGAAAGAAAAAATAACGTACCACTGGAAGAAGCCGGAGCGGTTGCGGCGGTAACTGGTTGATATTTTCGAAATTCGCCAGCGGCGAACATCGGGGAAACCAGCCTAACCCGTTGATATTTTCGGAAACCTCAATTTGAGGAAGTCGGCGCGGTAACTCGCTGAACTTAAAGCAAAGCGCAAAATTGCGCTTGCTGAATAATCATTATGATTACGCAGATGATTAAGGAATGACCGAAGGCGGAAATTCGCCTGTGGTTAATGGGGGAGTTGCAGATCTGCAACTCGACCATGAAACTACGGAAACTACCCGTAGTTTGGGTAGTAAGAGTAACACCCAGATTTTGGGGCTTACTCGTGATACCCAAATTTGGGGTATCGGTGGCAACCATAACGACTTTCGTTACGGTTGATGCTTTTACCCCATTGGGGGAAAGGTATTACGATAATCATAACACCTACCGAACAGGTAAAGCCCACCAGCCTGAT